TATTAGAGTTGTTTGTTGAGGTTAAAGATGAAGTATCTTCATGATTAAATTCAGTTCCTACTAGGTTGATACCATCACCAGCGGTATAAGTGGTATTAGTGTCGGTCGATTCAATGGTGATGTTATCACCCACAGGTGTTAATACTATATTGGAGCCAGCAACTAACGTAATATCTTCATTCGTTGCATCAGAACCACTTAATCTAATTATTGCGTCAGAACCAGAATCTACAACACTAGTACTATAAGTTGTGTTAGTATCTGTAAACCCAGTTAAATATCTACCGTCTAAACTTTCAGTTATTGTATTACCACTCAAAGTGGTTAAAGTCAACTCACCAGTGGATGTATTAAATGAGGTATCATTGACATAATCGTTAGTATCAACCACTGTTTCACTACTAGTAGTAACCCCTGTTATATGACCAAAGTCATCAACTTCAATATTTTGGATGTAAGTTCTATCAGAATTGTTTGTTGAGGTTAAAGATGAAGTATCCTCATGATTAAATTCAGTTCCTACTAGGTTTATTCCATTACCAGCAGTATAAGTGGTATCAACCACTGTTTCAGTACTAGTAGTTAAATCAGTTATATGGCCAAAGTCATCAACTTCAATATTTTGTATGTAAGTTCTATCAGAATTGTTTGTTGAGGCTAAAGATGAAGTATCTGCGTGATTAAATTCAGCTCCTACTAGGTTTATTCCATCACCAGCGGTGTAAGTTGTATCTGTATTTACAACAGTTTCATCTGCCGTTGTAAGTCCAGTTATATGACCGAATCCATCAACTCCAATATTTTGTATGTAAGTTCTATTAGAATTATTAGTCGAACTCTGAGAAGAAGTATCCTCATGGTTAAATTCAGTTCCTACTAAGTTTATTCCATCACCAGCGGTGTAAGTGGTATTTGTATTTACAACTGTTTCACTTGATGTCGTAACACCAGTTATATGACCAAACGTATCAACTTCAATATTCTGTATATAAGTCCTATCAGAATTATTTGTTGAGGCTAAAGATGAAGTATCTTCATGATTAAATTCCGTTCCAACTAAGTTGATTCCATCACCAGCAGTGTAAGTTGTATCTGTATTTACAACAGTTTCATCTGCCGTTGTAACACCAGTTATATGACCAAAGCCATCAACTTCAATATTTTGTATGTAAGTTCTATCAGAATTATTTGTTGAGGTTAAAGATGAAGTATCTGCGTGATTAAATTCAGTACCAACTAGGTTAATACCATCACCAGCAGTATAAGTTGTATCAACTACTGTTTCACTTGATGTCGTAACTCCAGTTATATGGCCAAAGCCATCTACCTCAATATTTTGTATGTAAGTTCTATCAGAATTGTTTGTTGAGGTTAAAGATGAAGTATCTGTGTGACTAAATTCAGTTCCTACTAGGTTAATACCATTACCAGCGGTATAAGTTGTATCTGTATTAATTACTGTTTCACTCCCTGTCGTAACTCCAGTTATATGACCAAACGTATCAACTTCAATATTCTGTATGTACGTTCTATTAGAATTGTTTGTTGAGGTTAAAGAAGAAGTGTCACTATGGTTAAATTCAGTTCCTACTAAGTTAATACCATCACCAGCGGTGTAGGTTGTATTTGTGTCCGTATTTACAACTGTCTCATTTGCTGTTGTAACACCAGTTATGTGACCAAATCCATCAACTTCAATATTTTGTATGTAAGTCCTATTAGAGTTGTTTGTTGAGGCTAAAGATGAAGTATCATCATGATTAAATTCCGTTCCTACTAAGTTTATTCCATCACCAGCGGTATAAGTAGTATCATCTGAAATACCATTAATAGTGATTGAGTTCCCTGATGCACTTAATGTAACATTAGAGCCTCCTATCAACCTGATATCATCATTCGTTGCATCACTACCATTTAACCTAACAATAGGATTTCCTCCAGAATCAATAACATCTAAATTATAAGTTGTATTTGTATCTGTATTTACAACAGTCTCACTATTAGTGGTTAAATCAGTTATATGACCAAAGTCATCTAGTTCTATGTTTTGTATATAAGTCCTACCAGAGTTATTTGTTGAGGTTAAGGATGAGGTATCTGCGTGATTAAATTCAGTACCAACTAAATCAATAGCATCACCAGCGGTATAAGTTGTATTAGTGTCAGTTGATTCAATAGTAATGCTATCACCCGATGGTGTTAAAGTAATGTTATTTCCAGCAACTAATGTGATATCATCCTCACTTAAATCACTACCACTCAACCTAATAATAGCGTCAGAACCAGAATCAATAACATCAGTTGTGTAAGTTGTGTTAGTATCAGTAAACCCAGTTAAATATCTACCATCTAAACTTTCAGTTATTGTGTTACCACTTAGAGTGGTTAAAGTAAACTCACCAGTAGATGTATTAAATGAAACGTCATTGACATAATCATTACTATCAACCACTGTTTCACTTCCTGTCGTAACTCCAGTTATATGGCCAAAGCCATCAACTTCAATATTCTGTATATAAGTCCTATCAGAATTATTTGTTGAGGCTAAAGATGAAGTATCTTCATGATTAAATTCAGTACCAACTAAACTAATGGCATTACCAGCGGTATAGGTTGTATTTGTATCAGTATTTACAACTGTCTCACTTCCTGTCGTAACTCCAGTTATATGGCCAAAGCCATCAACTTCAATATTTTGTATGTAAGTTCTATCAGAGTTATTTGTTGAGGTTAAAGATGAAGTATCTTCGCGACTAAATTCCGTTCCAACTAAACTAATGGCATCACCAGCGGTATAAGTTGTATCAGTATCAACAACGGTTTCACTCGCTGTTGTAACTCCCGTTATGTGGCCAAAGTCATCAACTTCAATATTTTGTATATAAGTCCTATCAGAATTGTTTGTTGAGGTTAAAGATGAAGTATCCTCATGATTAAATTCAGTTCCTACTAGGTTTATTCCATCACCAGCGGTATAGGTGGTGTTTGTATCTGTATTAATAACGGTTTCACTCGCTGTTGTAACTCCCGTTATGTGACCAAAGTCATCAACTTCAATATTTTGTATGTAAGTTCTATCAGAATTGTTTGTTGATATTAAAGATGAAGTATCATCGTGATTAAATTCAGTTCCTACTAGGTTTATTCCATCACCAGCGGTGTAGGTGGTGTTTGTATCAACAACGGTTTCACTCGCTGTTGTAACTCCAGTTATGTGACCAAAACCGTCGACTTCAATATTTTGTATATAAGTCCTATCAGAATTGTTTGTTGAGGTTAAAGATGAAGTATCTTCGTGACTAAATTCCGTTCCAACTAGATTGATTCCATCACCAGCGGTGTAAGTGGTATTTGTATTTACAACTGTTTCACTTCCTGTCGTAACACCAGTTATGTGACCAAACGTATCAACTTCAATATTTTGTATATATGTCCTATTAGAGTTGTTAGTTGAGGCTAAAGATGAAGTATCTTCGTGACTAAATTCCGTTCCAACTAGATTGATTCCATCACCAGCAATGTAAGTTGTATCCGTATTAATAACGATTTCATCTGCCGTTGTAAGTCCCGTTATATGACCAAAGTCATCAACCTCAATATTTTGTATGTAGGTTCTATTAGAATTGTTTGTTGAGGTTAAAGATGAAGTATCATCATGATTAAATTCAGTTCCTACTAGGTTGATACCATCACCAGCGGTATAGGTTGTATCAACTACTGTTTCACTTGATGTCGTAACTCCAGTTATATGACCAAAGCCATCAACTTCAATATTTTGTATGTAAGTTCTATTAGAATTGTTTGTTGAGGTTAAAGAAGAAGTATCTTCATGACTAAATTCCGTTCCAACTAGATTGATTCCATCACCAGCAGCATAAGTTGTATCAACTACTGTCTCACTTCCTGTCGTAACACCAGTTATATGACCAAAGTCATCAACCTCAATATTTTGTATGTACGTTCTATCAGTATTATTTGTTGAGGTTAAAGATGAAGTATCTGTGTGACTAAATTCAGTTCCTACTAGGTTAATACCATCACCAGCGGTGTAAGTGGTATTTGTATCAACTACTGTCTCACTTGATGTCGTAACACCAGTTATGTGACCAAATCCATCAACTTCAATATTCTGTATGTAAGTTCTATTAGAATTGTTTGTTGAGGCTAAAGATGAAGTATCATCATGATTAAATTCCGTTCCTACTAAGTTAATTCCATCACCAGCAGCATAAGTTGTATCAACTACTGTCTCACTTGATGTCGTAACTCCAGTTATATGACCAAACGTATCAACTTCAATATTCTGTATATAAGTCCTATCAGTATTATTTGTTGAGGTTAAAGAAGAAGTATCTTCATGACTAAATTCCGTTCCAACTAAGTTAATACCATCACCAGCGGTGTAAGTTGTATCTGTATTTACAACTGTTTCACTTCCTGTCGTAACACCCGTTATGTGACCAAACGTATCAACCTCAATATTCTGTATGTACGTTCTATCAGTATTATTTGTTGAGGTTAAAGATGAAGTATCTTCATGATTAAATTCAGTTCCTACTAAGTTGATACCATCACCAGCAGTATAAGTGGTATCAACCACTGTTTCACTCCCTGTCGTAACACCAGTTATATGGCCAAAGTCATCTACCTCAATATTTTGGATATAAGTCCTATCAGTATTATTTGTTGATATTAAAGAAGAAGTATCCTCATGACTAAATTCAGTTCCAACTAGGTTAATACCATTACCAGCGGTATAAGTTGTATCCGTATTAATAACGATTTCATCTGCCGTTGTAAGTCCCGTTATGTGACCAAAGTCATCAACTTCAATATTTTGTATGTAAGTCCTATTAGAGTTGTTAGTTGAGGCTAAAGAAGAAGTATCCTCATGGTTAAATTCAGTTCCAACTAGGTTTATTCCATCACCAGCGGTGTAGGTGGTGTTTGTATCAACAACGGTTTCACTCGCTGTTGTAACTCCAGTTATGTGACCAAAGTCATCAACTTCAATATTTTGTATATAAGTCCTATCAGAATTGTTAGTTGAGGTTAAAGATGAAGTATCATCGTGACTAAATTCGGTGTTATTCAAAATTATACCATTACCAGCGGTATAAGTTGTATCTGTATCCGTATTTACAACTGTCTCACTTGATGTCGTAACACCAGTTATATGACCAAAGTCATCAACCTCAATATTTTGTATGTAGGTTCTATTAGTATTATTTGTTGATATTAAAGATGAAGTATCATCGTGACTAAATTCTGTTCCTACTAGGTTGATACCATCACCAGCAGCATAAGTTGTATCAACTACTGTCTCACTTGATGTCGTAACTCCAGTTATATGGCCAAAGCCATCAACTTCAATATTTTGTATATAAGTCCTATCAGTATTATTTGTTGAGGCTAAAGATGAAGTATCCTCATGGTTAAATTCCGTTCCAACTAAGTTGATTCCATCACCAGCAGTATAAGTTGTATCTGTATTAGTTACTGTTTCACTCCCTGTCGTAACACCAGTTATATGACCAAAGTCATCTACCTCAATATTTTGGATATAAGTCCTATCAGTATTATTTGTTGAGGTTAAAGATGAAGTATCTTCATGACTAAATTCCGTTCCTACTAAGTTAATACCATCACCAGCAGTATAAGTTGTATCAACTACTGTTTCACTCCCTGTCGTAACTCCCGTTATGTGACCAAAGTCATCAACTTCAATATTTTGTATGTAAGTTCTATCAGTATTATTTGTTGATATTAAAGAAGAAGTATCCTCATGGTTAAATTCAGTTCCTACTAGGTTAATACCATCACCAGCGGTGTAAGTGGTATTTGTATCTGTATTTACAACTGTCTCACTACTAGTAGTAACACCAGTTATATGACCAAAGCCATCAACCTCAATATTTTGTATGTAAGTTCTATCAGTATTATTTGTTGAGGTTAAAGATGAAGTATCCTCATGATTAAATTCAGTTCCAACTAGGTTGATTCCATTACCAGCGGTGTAGGTGGTGTTTGTATCTGTATTAATAACGATTTCATCTGCCGTTGTAAGTCCTGTTATGTGACCAAAGTCATCAACTTCAATATTTTGTATGTAAGTTCTATTAGAGTTATTTGTTGAGGTCAAAGATGAAGTATCTGCGTGATTAAATTTAGTACCAACTAAACTAATGGCATCACCAGCGGTATAAGTTGTATCAGTATCAACAACGGTTTCACTCGCTGTTGTAACTCCCGTTATGTGACCAAAACCGTCGACTTCAATATTTTGTATATAAGTCCTATTAGAGTTGTTAGTTGATGTTAAAGATGAAGTATCATCGTGACTAAATTCGGTGTTATTCAAAATTATACCATCACCAGCGGTATAAGTTGTATTAGTGTCGGTCGATTCAATGGTGATGTTATCACCTGACGCACTTAATATAACATTAGAACCACCTATTAACCTGATATCATCCTGACTCGTATCACTACCACTCAACCTAATAATAGCGTCAGAACCAGAATTAATAACACTAGTAGCGTAAGTTGTGTTAGTATCGGTGTTCACTACTGTTTCAGTACTAGTGGTTAAATCAGTTATATGGCCAAAATCATCAAGCTCAATGGTTTGGATGTATGTTCTACCACCGTTAGTACTAGAACCTTGTGTGGAAGTATCCGCATGACTAAACTCTGCACCTACTAGGTCTATTCCACCACCAGCAGTATATGTAGTATCTGTATTAACAACAGTTTCTGTACCTGTTAATATATTGGTTATATGACCAAAATCATCAAGCTCAATACTTTGTATGTAAGTTCTATCAGCATTAACGCTAGAAGTCTCAGTTGAGGTATCATCGTGATTAAACTCGGTACCAACCAAGTTGATTCCATCACCAGCAGTATAAGTAGTGTCAGTATTAGTTGACTCAATGGTAATATCATCACCTGATGGCGTTAAAGTGATGTTATTACCAGCTACTAATGTAATGTCATCAGTCGTTACATCACTACCACTCAATCTAATAATAGCATCAGACCCAGAGTTTACAACACTAGTATTATAAGTCGTATTAGTATTAACAACTGTTTCACTCGCTGTTGTAAGTCCTGTTATGTGACCAAAATCATCTAGTTCTATGTTTTGAATGTACGTCCTACCAGAGTTATTAGTTGAGTTCTGAGATGAAGTATCGGCATGATTAAATTCAGTGCCAATTAAATCAATAGCATCACCAGCGGTATAAGTTGTATTAGTGTCGGTAAATCCTGTTAGGTATCTACCATCCAAATTTTCAGTTATTGTATTACCACTCAAAGTGGTTAAAGTAAACTCACCAGTAGATGTATTAAATGAGACATCATTTACATAATCGTTGGTATCAACTAGCGTTTCATCTGCTGTTGTAACACCAGTTATATGACCGAATCCATCAACTTCAATATTTTGTATGTAAGTTCTATTAGAGTTATTTGTTGAGGTTAAAGATGATGTATCATCATGACTAAATTCGGTGTTATTTAAAATTATTCCATCACCAGCGGTATAAGTAGTGTCGGTATCAGTTGACTCAATAGTAATTGTATCCCCTGACGCACTTAATATAACATTAGAACCACCAATTAAATTAACATCGTCTTCACTTAAATCACTACCACTCAACCTAATAATTGGGTTTGGACCAGAATCAATAACATCTAAATCGTAAGTTGTATCAGGTGTAGTTTCTGTGACTGCACTTAAACCCGTTATATGACCAAAATCATCTATCTCAAGGCTTTGAATGTAGGTCCTACCAGCATTTATACTAGAGTTTTGTGATGAAGTATCATCATGACTAAATTCTGTTCCTACTAACGTTAGACCACCACCAGCGGTGTAAGTTGTATCAGTATCATTAAAGTCGGCTGACAAAGTATCCCCACTCTGAGTCGTTAAGGTGATTGTTTTGACTGTGGTACCACTTACACTTATTGAATTTATTTTATCAGCGTAAGCTTCATTCCAATTAGTTATGTCTGTAGTTGTACCAGTCACATAAGAAGTACTATCCAAAGAACCATCTCCTTTAACGAACTGATTTGAGTTACCACCATCAGTTATAAAAGAATTAGCCGTAATATCATCGACATTTAAGACGTCTTGTTGGTTTAAATTAATTGTTGAATTAGCGCCTTGATAAGGAATAAAGGTATCGTTTAAATCCAAAGTAAAAGTACCCCCACTTAATCTAGTAAACTCAAGAATATCGTTATTAATGGTTGCACCAGTGACGTAATCATTATCATCTGAAGAAGAGGAATATGAAGGTATTATTGTAGTTAAATCAGGGGCGTTACCACTCCTCTCTAATGTTAATGTGTTATTTAGTTCATTATAGGTGACACCACTAATATCATTTCTATCAACACTCCTTATTTCACCTTCAGAATCTCTAGCCAGTACCTTACTTAACGAGTTATCAAGAGCGGGTTCATCAACTAAAATTAATTTTTCACTTCTGGTAATACCTTTAACATCGACCCATATAGTACGCTCACTAAAATCCAAAGAACTACCACTTAAAAGCGTGACTACTTGTGAATTAGTAGTACCCGTAAACTCACCTGTATTAATTTCTCTTATAGATGTAACAGTTAAATCAAATGTTACACCAGTATAATTTTCGTAAACAATATTACCATCTACCTCTATAAAGTCGTTACCTTCAAAACCTATTACAGTTTGTACATCACCGCTGTTTTCGTCAGTAATAGGAGTAATTCCTTCAACAGCAGGGTTCATCCTAGAATCACCAAAGAAGAATATGGTTTCTTGACTGTTACCAGAGAAGGTAGAGTTTATGTCGGCTAAAGTACCTATGGTTACAACAGTAGACTCATCAACACCACCAGTTAACGCACTATACGTCACACCAAACTGGGTACTACCAGAAAGTTTTGTATTAGTTAACTGAAATTGTTTGACTTGCCTATTATCTGAATAATCAACTTTGGTAACAAAAGCCATGAATATGTATTTTTATATAAATATTATCGTTTTCCTTTATATTTATATAAAAAGTGACTTATGCAAACTTTGAAGAAAAAATATATTAAAAAATATATAGGTAAAATAGATAATAACGCTGAAGTTGAGTTAGATGAGCTAGTCAATTCGGTTGGTGGTAGTATTGGTAATGATGATAAAAATTTGAACACTAGTCAAATAAAAACCGCACCACAAGCGACTACAGATGATTTTAACACAAAGGCGATTCAACCTAATAGGTACTTATTTAATGTAGATGCTGTTAATGCGGCAGGTAATGCGGTATCTACAGAGTCAATAGATAAATTAGCTAAAAATAAAATGTTAAAATTATTAGAAAATATATCTACACCAGACTTAAGTAAAACTGATACCTTAACAGATTTTAATAAAAACGATGTGTCGGACATAAACGAACTACCATCTAACGTAGCTAGAAAGGTAACTGATTTAATTGAGACTGTTGATAACAATAACTTAAGTAAAAACCAAGTTGAATTAATATTAAAAATCATAAATCAAAAATTAGAAAATAATGCCTAATAAAGATTTAAATAGCAAAGTTTACACTGTACCCGATAAGGTTTATAATAAAATCAAACAAGGTTTAAAAACCGTTGATATAAATGATAAGCAAGGTAAAGGAGTGAAAAGAGCTAAAGATATTGTAAATAATAGAGAGGTCTCATATAGTCAAATGAATAGACTTAAAAATTATTTTACTAATAACGATAATAATGATAATGAGTTTAAGTTAATTGGTGGTAAAGTAACTAAAAATTGGGTTGAAGATACTTTAAAGCAAGACACTGAAAGCATTAAGAAAGAAAAGAAAGTTAAAATGGATGGTGGTCTGGAAAACCAATTCATTAAAACACATGAAAAGGATAATGATAATGCAAACCCAACAAATCCAGACGGTGGCCTTATTGACGTCACCAAAGGTAGTACTTTTGATAAAGTAATGACTGGGGATGAAGTATACAAATCTAGTGATAGAAAAAATGAGGCGTATAATAGAGAAATAAAATCTATTAAATATTTAATAGAGTACATGAGTAAATAAAAACAAATATTATGGCAAACGAATTAGAAAAAGCAGCTAATGCAGCTAGACAACAATTAATTACAAACAACACTTACAATAACTTTGGTTTAAGTAATCAGTATTCATCAACTCACACAAGAGCTAGAAGTGATGAACAAACACCTATTTATGGTAAAGGAACAGGCATACCATTTGATACGTATAATGGTGGTGGTGCTTATGACATTTTTGGTGCTCCTAGTATAGCTGGTTCTGGTAGAATCGCTAACGTAGCAACAAACACCTACAGTGAAGAGAATAGTTACACAACACCTAATACTGAAGGTAACACAGGTCAAGTAATTATAGATTAAAAATATGTTAAAGCTTTACAATTTATATGAACAAGTTATATTAGAAGCAACTGAAATCGAAAAGGTTATGGATGCTATTGAGAAACACTACACCGTAAATATTAAATATAATAATGGTAAGAATGATGGGTCTCAAAATATGAAAAGGTATTGTGAAGTTTATAATTTTGGTACAACCTATGGTAATAACAACGCAATAAGGGTTTACCAATTGTCAGGACCAAATGGTCGTGGATGGAAAACACTTAGATTGGATAGAATCGTCGAGTGGGAACCAACTAACTTTAAATTTAACAATCCAGTTTCTGATAGAGCTGGTAGTGATGCGGAAGATTTCAAACCACACGATAAAACTCTAAGTTTTGGTGGTGGTGTAACAATATCAAATTTTAATAAGTAAAGAAATGAGTGAACAAAAAACTAAATTAATGGAAATGCTTAGTGGTGCTAAGCAAGTAATGGATAAAGTCAACGATAGTAATTTTAAAGTTGACCCAGAGAAGGTTAATAGAAGTATGGCTCAAAGTGGTGAGTTACTTGAAAGTCTACCTGAAGGTGCTACACCACAACCCACACCTCAATACACCAATAATGCTTCTCAAAGTAGTGGTCAATATAAAAACCTAGGAACTAGTAAAATGCCTGATAATATAAAAGAGGCTATGATTAATAACCCAATACCTAAAATGGATATGAACCCTGATGGTAACCCATCATTTTCATTAGAAGATGTTCAAGAGTTATTAAATAAAAACCAACAACCAACAGCTCAACCTCAGCAGAGTCAGCCGCAGACACAAACGCAAACTAATCAAGTCAATGAATCCTACATCACTAACTCTAGTGGTCAGAGATTAATTACTATGACTGAGGCAGAGTTAGATAAGAAGATAGACGATGCTTTGATGAATTTTATGTCAAAAACATTTACTAAAAACTTAACAGAGAATACAATTAAAAAGACAATAAATACCTTAATAAAAGAAGGTAAATTGAAAGTTAAGTCAAAAACTAAGTAACTTATATACTAAATATAAAATCAAACCTCACTCAATAGTGGGGTTTTTTTATGTTAAAAAACTCTACCTAAACACTTTACTTAATACTATATTTTTAGTATGTTTAACGAAGAATTGAACTTAAGTATATGGAAAAAACAAATAGCAAAAAGATTAAGGTCCTTGTAGTACCTTCTGACCGAACTGGTGTAAGTTATTATAGGTCAACTAAACCTCACGTACATCTAGAACAAATGTACCCAGAAGAATTTCACGTAGATATAGATTACGAACCTCAATTAAATAACGATGAGTGGTTGAAGCAATACGATATTATTCATTATCATAGAACGTTAGGTGATTATGGACATATGGAAGATTTAGTTAAACATTTAAACTCACTAGGAATAGTTACTATAATGGATTTAGATGACTATTGGTTACCTGAGATGAGTCATCCAGCTTATCACATAATAAAAAATAATGATTTGGATGTAAAGATACGTAATAATATTAAAACAGCAGAAAACGTAACTACAACTACATCCATTTTTGCTGACGAAATTAAAAAGGTTAATAAAAGCGTTAAAGTTTTACCTAACGCTATTGACCCTAATGAAAAACAATTCATTCCTAACCCTGAACCTTCTGATAAAATAAGGATAGGATGGTTAGGTGGTAGTAGCCACTTAAATGATTTACAACTATTGAACAAATTAGTAACTAAATTGAAGTCTGATGGTTTATTAGATAAAATACAATTTGTTATTTGTGGGTTTGACATTAGAGGTAAAGTTAATATGATTAATAAAGAAACTGGCGAAACCACACAAAGAGATGTTAAACCAGAGGAAACAGTATGGGTTCAATATGAAAAAATATTCACTGATAACTACAGTACAATAAGTCCTGAATACAAAGACCATTTAAATAGATTTGTCACACAGGAATTCGAAGGCGTAGAAAATGAACCATACAGAAGAGTATGGACCAAACCAATTAGTAGTTATGCAACCAACTACAATTTATTTGATATATCTTTAGCACCTTTAGTTGATAATACTTTCAATAAAGTTAAAAGTCAATTAAAGGTCATTGAAAGCGGGTTTCATAAAAAAGCATTGATTGCTCAAAACTTTGGACCTTATACTTTGGATGTCGATAACGCATACGTTAGAGGCGGTGAGATTGACACAAGTAAAAATGGTTTTTTAGTTGATTCACATAAGAATCATAAATCTTGGTATCAGTACCTTAAAAGACTCATTCAAGAGCCAGAAATGATAAAAACTTTCGGTGACAATCTTTATAATACGGTAAAGGACAAATATAGTTTAGATGTTGTAACAAAAGAAAGGGCTGATTACTATAAGAAATTATTAAAAGAAAAATAAAATGGAAATATTAAAGAAAATAGGTCGCTATTTTAAAAACTTGTTTTACACCATTATAGGTAAAGAAGTAAAACCTGAAGATAAGGAAGTTGAAGAAGAAAAAATACACGGACTTTTTACTGAAAATAACGTCAAACGAATAATTTATTTAAATGAAAAATTAGATGGTATTAAAAGCGATAATCTAACTGAATCTGAAAGAGAGTTTATTGAAAATAGAATTAAAATAAACCATGAAAAGCTCATGCAACGAAAATATGGTAAAGCGTTAAATTCACCACCTGAAGAATTAAAAGAAGCTATTGAAAAAGATAATGATTTGGACTCACTTATTATGGATAGAAAAATACGTGGATTAAATGATATATCTGAAGAACAATAACCTTGTCTAAAAGTGTTTAAAATAGTATATTTGATTAAAATAAATTAATATGAGTTTAAAAAAGAGTAAAATTGTCTCTAATACTAAGAAGTATGTAGAGACAGCAAAGGAATATGGGTTCTTGACGCCTGAGTTAGAAGATTTCTTAGGTAGCGACTTTATTGAAGCACCAGCTTCAACTTTAGTTAAGTTACATAACGCATTTGAAGGAGGTTTAATTGACCATACTTTAAGAGTTATGAAGCATGGTTATTTAATTAATAAAAATAACCTTATTGATGAATTGAAAATTGATGAGGTTTCTTTATTTAAGATAATCTTGCTTCATTCAATAGGTAAAGCTAAATTATACATTCCAGAAACTTCAGATTGGCATAGAGAAAACCAAGGTAAGATGTATAAATTTAACGAAGACCTTATATCAATGAGAGTTGGTGAACGTTCAGGTTATTACGCTCTTAGTAATGGTGTCGAATTAACTGAAGAAGAATACGCTTCTATCATTAACTTTGATAAATCAGGTGATACACAATCTGAATGGTATAACACTACCGCTGGGGATGTTTTAAAAATGGCAGTTAAATTAGCAATCATGGAAGAAAAGAAGATTGCAGAAAGAAATCAAGATTAATATGGAGTTTAAAGAATTAAATGAAAAGGTAATTGAATGGGCTGATAATAAGGGAATCCTTAACATCGCCACACCTAAAAGTCAACTTGGTAAAACGAAAGAAGAGGTTGAGGAATTGACTGAAGCTTTGGAAGCGCAAGATGAAGGTTTGTTTGAGTTTGTAAACTCAAAAGGTGAAACTAAGAACACCGATTTTGAAATAGAAGATAGTATTGGTGATATTCTAGTAACATTGATAATTCAAGCTAAGATGCAAAATATTGATATTGTAAAGGCCTTAGAATTAGCATATGATACAATCTCAAAAAGAACTGGTAAAATGGTTAATGGGGTTTTCGTTAAAAATAAATAAATAATTAGTAAGTGATAAGTATAGTATTCTGTACCAGAGAACATAACCAAAAGCATATAGACCACTTAAAGAAAATGGCTGGTCACCCTAAAGTTGAAGTAATTGAATATATAAACAATGGAGAATCCTTAACTAAAGCTTATAATAAGTTGCTAGATAAGGCTAAGTTCGACATTGTTGTTTTTTGCCACGATGATATTGAAGTTAAAACGAAGCAAATGGCTAAAAAGATGAAGAGACATTACGATAAGACTGATTATGGTATATTGGGTGTTGCTGGTACAAAATACTTACATTCAAATGGTAAGTGGTGGACGGACCCAAAGTCCATGTACGGGCGTGTATGGCATTCACACAAAGGTAAGCAATGGGAATCTAAATATAGTGAGGATTTAAATAAAGGGGTTGAAGATGTTGTTACAGTAGACGGTGTTTTCTTTTCTGTGATGAAATCTAGACTTGAAAAAATATTTAACGAAGACGTAGAAGGGTTCCATTTCTACGACATTGATTTTTGTTTTAGAAACTTTTTAGATGGTGTTAAAGTAGGAGTGCATACAGACATTTCAATCACTCACATGTCCATAGGTGAAACAAATAATGAATGGGAAGAGAATAGAAAGAATTTTGCTGAGGAATATAAAGATAAATTACCTATCAAAATAGACAGAGAATTTAGCGACAATCATAGTTTTAATATAATGATTAGTTGCATTAACTTCAACAGTTACACGGGTTCCGAATTGTATAATTACGAACTGGCCAAAGCACTAGTTAAAAAAGGACACAACGTTACTATATGTTCTAACATAGGTGGTAAAATAGCACAACAAGCCTTAACACACGGAATTAAATTAGTTGACATTAGCGAACCCTTAGGTTTCAAAAGAGGTGATGGTAAATGGCAAATACAAGGTAATGACGGTAAATTAACACCTTCCGAAGCAAACAAGCTATATAGAGTAGGTCAAGTTAATATTGACATAATTCATTCAAGTCACACACCAGTAACAAAATTAATGGCTAAGATATACCCTGAGATACCAATAGTGTCTTCAATTCATTCTGAAGTTATTAGTTTAGAACACCCAGTTTTATCTGATAACGTTAAGAAATATATAGCTATCAGGCCTGAAATAAAGGAGTATATCACTAAAGAGCACGATATACCTGAGGAAAAAATAGAAATCATTTATAACCCTATCGATGAAACACGTTTTAAACCTGTAGAGGTTGATTCTAAGACCGACAAGAAGATTACTCTGTTTGTAGGGACGATTGACTATCTTAGAAAAGATATGCTCTTAGACCTCATTAAAAGAACTAAAGAAGAAAACGGTGAGTTGTGGGTAATAGGTAAAGAAAACGGTATTAATTTTGACGACATAGCTAACGGACAAGACCACGTACTATATCTTGGTATTCAAAGTAATGTAGAAAAATATATGAATATGGCCGACGAAACCGCTGGAATACTTTTAGGTAGAACCACCATTGAAGGATGGATGTGTGGTAAAGGTGGTTGGATTTACGACGTTGATAACAAAGGTAAAATAAAAGGTAAAAGCTTTCACGAAGTTCCAGAAGATATTGATAAATTTAAAAGTGGTGAAGTGGCTGATAAAATACTAGAAGAATATAAAGAAGTTTTAAAATAATGACAATAAGAGTTTTAATATTAAACTTAAATAACTTAAATTTTATAAGGGACTGTGTTTCAGATTTGAGAGCGCAGGCCCATTTTAATTTTAAAGTAACCATAATCGACCAAGATTCAACTGAAGAAGGTAATAGAGAATTTTTAGAGTCTATAAATGATAGTAGGTTTGAAATTATTTTTAACGAAAACAATGAACCAGTTAATAAAATGTGGAACTGGTTTGCCAACACCTACGATGAAGATTTGTTATGTTTTTTAAACAACGATGTAAGAATACCAAAAAACTTTATTTTAGATACTATTGAGACCTTCCACAAAGAGGAAGAAGTTGGTATTGCTGTTCACGCAACAAATCACCCTCATTACAGCCATGTTAAATCTAAACTAATGTATGCTATTGTTCCCAAATTTAAATACATGCAAGGTTGGGATTACACAATAAGAAAAGAATGTTTCACGCAAATACCAGAAGAATTAAAAATATATTGCGGTGACGACTTTTTATTTCACCAAACATATTTAAAAGGCTTTGATTTAGCATACATAGTCAGCTCTCCGATAATACACTATGAGGGTCAATCTAAAAAGTTCATGAGAACTACTGGTGTGGAGGATATAAAAACCTATAAAGATTTAGGTTTTAAACATTATTTAAAAATAAATTATGAATTTAGTAACATAAAACCAACTTACAAAGAATTTAAAAATTAAAATGGAAAAAATTGAAGAATTATATAAAGGTTATAAATCAAAACCAATAGTCTATAAATCAAAAGACATTTATGAACACTTACCTGTTATACGCAAGTACGCTAGTGAAGTTGACCATGTAACGGAAATGGGTGTTAGATGGGGTGCTTCTACTATTGCAATAGGAGTCGCTAACCCAAAGAAAATGATATCATATGACATTACTAAAACATATGACATGTTGAAAGCTGTAAACTTATTAGAAGCATCTGAGATAGATTTCAGTTTTATTCTAGGTGATACACTTAACATTGAGATTGAAGAAACTCAAATGTTATTTATTGACACGCTACACACCTACAATCAATTAAGTAAAGAATTGGAGTTGCACGAGGGTAAGGTAACCAACTACATCATCCTACATGACACCGAAAGCTTTGGTAGGAAAGATGAAAGTATATACTCACATGCCTCACAAACATTGAAAGAAATGAAAAAGGGTAAAGTTGGTCTAATGACAGCGGTCGAAGATTTTTTAGAAGTAAATAAAAGTTGGGTTATTGAAAAACATTATAAAAATAATAACGGTTTAACCGTATTAGCCAGAATTTAATAAAAATTGATATGAAAACTAGGGTCAATTTTTTTGATTTAGGCATGTTTGATGGAGCTGAATCCTTAATGTTTTTAGAAGATATTAAAGGTTTAAATGTTGACCCATACATTTATGGGTTTGAGGCGTATCAACCGTTTTACGAAAATATATGTGAGTTGTTTAGTGATAACAATAACGTTAACATAAATAATTTAGCAATTTCTAATAGTGATTCTTACGTTAAACTTTTTCTAGAAAAAAGCGGTCAGGGAAATTCAATATACGAAAGTAAAAATAATGTTGACGCTAAAAATTTTATTGAAGTTAAAAGTGTTTCATTCGCTGACTGGATGATTAAAAATGTAACAAATTATAAGAACAATTTCAATATACTAAGGTTTAATATAGAAGGTGCCGAATTACCACTTATGGAAGACATTATCAATAAAAAGATTCATAAAGATTTTAAGATTTTTTTAGGGTCACACGTTGGTGTGGATATAAAAAAAGTGGGTGAAATAAAGGATAAATTTAATTATTATGTCAACCTATTAAAAAGTAATAACATAAATGTAGAGTTATATTGTAAAGACTTAACAACTAGTAACGTCAACTTACATAATTTAATCAAAGAAAAACTAAAATGATTGTAATATATAGCGCTATTTACGGAAATAAAAATAAAATACTTGAGGTACCTGAAATTGATGGTGTTAGTAACATAATGTACACAGATTATGACATTACCCCTAAGTATTATAAAGGTTGGGAAATAAGAAAATCTAAAGGTGAAGAATTCAATAGTAGTGTATTGAATGCCAAACAATTTAAACTTTTACCACATAAATTCTTACCTGAGTATGATACAACAATTTGGGTTGATGGTAGTATTAAAACTAAAAATATAGTCGAATTCATTGAATTGTATAATAAAAATGAAATGGTTGTTTTTGACCATAATCACACTACATTTGATAAAAGAGATTGCATATATGACGAAGCTAAAGTGGTCATGTCTCAAGGTTTAGATAAGAAATCAACAATCAATAAACAAATAGGTGAGTATAAATCAGAAGGATTTCCGAAAAATAATGGTTTAATATGTGGCGGGGTTTTATTAAGAAAGAATACAGACTTAATTAATAAAATTATGGGTGAATGGTGGAGTGAAATTATAAAAGGAAGTTTTAGAGACCAATTATCATTTAATTATGTTGCTTGGAAAAATGATTTTAAACCACACTATATAAAAGATGACATTAGGTCAAACAAATATTTTAAAATTAATGAGTAAAAGAACTGCAATTTTTAGTCTAGCACCCCATGATAGACATAACTATGGTGATATATTATATGGTAATTTATTAAACAAACTTTATGCTGATAAAGACGTTGACTTTTACTATGTTGGGTTGGTGGACATTGATATGACAGAGTTAGGAGGTGGGGTTGTTATACCAGTCAGTAAGATGATTGAAATAAGTAAAATTTACACTGATGTTACAATATACGTTGGAGGTGGTGAGTTTTTAAACTCTGCTTATGGTGGCTTAAAGTCTTTTATAGATAACAACCTTAAAAAATCAATAGACAGAACTTTAAGGTATCCTTTTATGGTGGATAAATCACTGTTTGATTCGGATATAAATCTTAGTGTTAAGTTTATATCATTTGGTGGTGTAATGCCAAATGCACCACAAGTAGCTAAATTATTTAATGAAGGTGATATTGTATACGCTAGAGATTCACTGACATCTTTCTTAGTTAAAGAAAAAGGTGTTAAGAATGTAAAAACATTTCCAGACTTAGGTCAATTCACTAGAGAAATACTAAATTTAGAAAGCTTAACAAATGATTTGTTTGATGACTACGTTGTTATTCAAGTGGGTAAAGCTAAATTCGAATCTAAGGAGGTGTTGAAGAATGAAATAATAAAGTTAAGTGAAGTAGAAAACGTAATACTATTACCAGTGGCTTATTGTAACGAACATGACGACGACAAAATATTGGCTGAGTTGGAAAAAGAAATCAATCTACCCAACGTTAAATTATTTAAGGATAAAAACATAATCAATATAACTAAGGTAATTGCTAATAGTAATATGTGCATTGGTACTAGCCTACACTTAATGATGGTAGCTAACAGTTACGGGGTTAAATATTTACCACTTAACAGTGTCAAGAAAATTGATAGGTATCAAAACACTTGGCATGAAACTAAGGTTAAATGTAATGAGAACAACCTTTTCGAGAAGTATAAAAAATCAATTAATAAAGAGTACAAGTTTTTAGAAAAATATAATGTTTCAGATTTAAAAAAAATAATAGGTATATGATAGATAAATTTAAAAGAAAAATGGCTATGCTTTCATTAGCATTGTCTAAAGTAGAAAAATCTTCACTCAATAAAGAGTCGGGTGGGTTTGATAGCGAAAGCTTATTATCTCAAACTATGAACCAAGGTACCATGGCCGACGCCTTATTAAAGGGTGAAATAACGACTGAAGTAAAAGATTTAAGGTGGAGAACTTATAAAGTATTAAATGAGAGTGAAAATTTTAAAACTAAGGTAAGTGGTTATGACGAAGACGGTATACCAATAACTGAAACTACTACTTCCGAAAAAAGAAACCTTAAAAAGGTTAATGTTGATTCGTATGACGATTATGAAGTTGAGTTAGTTATTAATAACGAGGAAACAACAAAATCTACATATGATGAAATATCTAATGAAAGTCTAAAAATTTTAAAGGAAAAAGAAATTGAAGAATATGAAAAAAACAACGATAAATTTGACCTTATTGGAATGGAAGGTGACGGGTCAACGGTAGGTGAGATATCATTTCACGATATGGTGTCTGATATGAAAACTGGTAGGTCAATAAACATTACCAGAGAATTAAAACCTAAATTTGAAATTGAAGAGTACGCTAAAAAATTAGTGATTAGGAATATAAATGATGAAAGTAAGTTATTAGAGTTTTATATTTCTAAATATCCTGACGAATACAACAGAAAAAGTAGATTGATGTTGAGTGAGGTTAAAAAGATAAGTAAAAACCCTAGAGCTGTGAATATGTTAGATATAAACGGCGTTGATTTTATAACTGATAGAGCAATAGGCGCCGATAATGGCATGGAATATTCTTATGTTATAAATAAATTTGACAAAATAATTGAACACAATGGTCACTATGTGTTAAAGTTTTTAGCCACACCAGAAGTCAATGGTAGATTCATTTTTGATAAATACAGGCAAGAAGCTTTAGAAGAGCGTTATAGGAATAAAGAGAGTAAAAAATCTAGTTAATGGTTTAGTTTTTATTTTTTATACATATATTAAATGCGAGGTTAAAAAAAGCCTCGCATTTTTTTATGGCAAAGAGACAACCAAAAAAGACAGAAAAAACAGAAAGAGACCAAAAGGCTACTAGAAGTAAGCCGACAAGTAAGATACTAACTAAAAGAGTTACCTTAAAGTGTAAGAATGTTAAACAAAAAGAATATGCTAATTTAATTAAAGAAAAAGAAATCATATTCTGCTCAGGTCCATCTGGTGTAGGTAAAAGTTATGTGGCAATGGCCGTAGCTTTGAAACTACTTCAAGATGGAGATAATTCATTCAATAAGATATTAATTGTTAAACCAGCTGTAGAAGCTGAAGAAAACCTAGGTTTCTTACCAGGTGATTTAAAAGAAAAGATGGCACCTCATATGGCATCATCAATTGATATCGTAGACAAAATAATAGGTAAACCAAATAGACTAAAATTAGAAGAGTCTGAAGAGATTATGATTGAACCGCTGGGCTTCCTTAGGGGTAAATCAATTGATAATTCCATATTGGTTATGGAAGAAGCTCAAAATATGTCACCTTCTCAAATGAAAACTCTATTGACAAGGATAGGGTATGGGTCTAAATACATCATCTCAGGTGATATGGACCAATCAGATAGATACAAAGACAGTAAACAAAGTGGATTATATGACGCTATCAATAGACATAAGTTTATTGAAGAGTTAGGGTTTTTTGAATTTAATGAAAACGACATTGTAAGAAATCCATTGATAACCAAAATGCTTATCAACTATAAAGTAGAAAATAAAGTAATGGATAAATAATAAAGACATTCTGTTCACTTTAGACAAAAAATACGTACAATAATAATATGAAAATAGGAATAACATTATTCACGTTTAAGATGTGATATGAGATAATCTTTATTAGTCCTTTTTAAATGTTTGTAAATCCTCAATTCATTTTTTCTAAAATCCGTTAAATTATTATATTTATTTATAATTTTTTTTAATTCATTTATTGTTAATTTAATATTAGACTTTTTATCAGGCATATGTTTAGCGGCTTCATCAACAATTTTAAGTTTCAACAACATTCTATATTCTTTCTCATGTTTATTTTTAAATTCATTAAACGAATTATATTTTTTACATAATTTAAATAATTTTTGTTTATTATATATTTTATTATATACATTATTTATTTTTATTTTGTTAACATCATCTTCTCTTAAAGTTAAGTCAGTGGTTTTATTTATTAGTTTAAGATTATCATTAATTTGTTTCTTAATATCTTTAATATAATTTCTACTTTTTTCGTAAATATGAATCAATGTGATATTTTTATTCTTGGTTAAAGATATTTTTAATTCATCATTATTTTCTAAAGTATGCCAATATTTACCCTGATACTCAAAAGCCAATTTATATTCTTTGTAATATAAATCTAGTTCATATGGTTTAATTATTTTTCGATTGTTATATGATGCTTTTAAATTTAAAAGTTGATTCATTAAGTCTTCTAAAATCATCTGTGGGATACTATATTTAAATGGGGTCATATGAGACGTTAATTCATCTAAATAACCTTTTAAACGAGCAGATTGATAAGCTGGCTCATCAAACTCTTTTAATTCTCTTATTGAAGTATATTTATTAAAAATTTTTTTTAATTCATTATAATTTAAATCTCTATAACCTAGATTTATTTTAGTTTTGTGACCTTTTTTATTTCTCCATAATAAAAATTTTTCACTTTTTTTTAAACCCAATCTATACCCTTTATTGTCAATTGAAGATTTAGACTTATTCAAAATTGTTGCTATTTCTAAATTAGTTTTATTTGAATAAATTTCTTTTAATTTCTTTTCTTGCATTGTAGTCCACATAATAATCTCTCATTTATAATAATAAATTATAACCAATTTTCACTAAAAGTGAATAATAAATAAAAAGATATACCTTTTTTATTTTTAGATGGTATATTAAAAATAAAAAATGGCTCAGATAGGAATAACATTAAACGAAGTAATTAGAGACTATGTAGGTCAACTAAAGTACGTTTATAAGAAATATTACGGTGAAGATTTAGAAGATGTTAAAGTAGAAGACTTTGACTTAGCCAGTTTTTTCAAGTTTGACTCACAGGAAGCTTTTCATAAGTTTCTATACAGCGAGAGTCCAATGGAAATATTCGCACACGCTGACCAATCATATAAAAATGTCGGTCCAATTCTAAACAGTTTTATTAACGACATAAACGACTACGAAGAACACGAGGTTATATTATTAAGTAGAGACGTACATAAAAGTAGACCCGCAACACTATTCTTTTTATCAAAACTAGGGTTTACTGGTAATAGCATTAAATTCGTGCTTGATACTAAGAAATTATGGGATGATGTAGATGTTTTAGTTACAGCAAACCCAGTAGCTTTAGATAGTAAACCTGAAGGTAAAATTTCAGTTAAAATCGAAGCAACTTACAATGAAAATACTGAGTCTGATTATACATTAGAATCAATATTAGATTTTATAAATAATGAAGGGCAATTTAAAAAAATAATGAATAATGATTAAAATATTTGGAGATTTATATTACATCGACTTTGAAAAGTTAGATGCCTTTGTGGCTGATGGTCAAAAAGATAATGTATTTAAAACAGTGGATAAAGAATATAACTATGATAATGAATTGGTAAAGACGAAAATGATTGAAACTGCTGAACCTACCACTAAAGAAGTTAACGTCGTGAGATATGAAATAATTAGAAATTTCATTGACGATATCTCAATGGCTGGTGGTACAAGTGACGAACATGATGAAATGTTGGGGTCTAATAATCTAATTAAAACCGATGTAAAATTTAAATTAGCGTATAATACTCTAATTTTTTATAAGATATTAAAAAAAATTGATTAAAAAAATGGAAAACGAAAAAAAACAAGTACAAGTAAAAGAATTTATAAGTAAAATTGATAATAAAGATTTTGGTTTATATTTCTTTACTTTGGATACAAAAGGTAACCCAACTGCTGGTATTGCTAATATATACGAGCACGTTAAAGTCTTAAATGATTTAGGGTATAAAGCTCATATATTACACGAAAAAGATGACTATCATGGCGTTGAAGAATGGTTAGGTGAAGAGTACGCTAAACTACCACACGTTTCAATTGAACAACAAAATTTAAAACTAGTTGCAATAGATTACATTATTGTACCTGAGATTTTTGCTAACGTAATGGAGCAAGTAAAAGACTTCCCATGTAAGAAAATAGTATTTTCACAGTCCTATTCTTACATCTTAGAATTTTTACCAATTGGTAATAGGTGGGATTTAAACTTTGGCTTTACTGATGTAATCACAACATCTGAAAGACAGTCAGAGTACATCAAAGACCTATTTCCAAGTATCGACACTCATATCATACCGCCGTCAATACCTGAGTACTTTAAAACGACTGATAAGATTAAAAAACCGATTGTCTCTATTGTAACTAGAGACCAGAAAGCTGCACTAAGATTGGTTAAGTCGTTCTACTTACAACATCCAATGTATAAATGGATTACGTTTAGAGAACTTAGAGGTTTACCTAGAAAAACGTTTGCTGAGCAACTAGGTGAGTCTTGTCTAGCTATATGGGTTGATGATGAATCCAGTTTTGGAACATTCCCTATTGAAGCTATGGAGTGTGACACACCTGTTATAGGTAAGATACCTGCTATGATTCCTGAATGGATGGAAGACGATAGTTCGGATGAACAACAAATTAGTTTGAAAGATAATGGTGTTTGGACTAATAACGAATTATCTATACCTAATTTAGTGTCAGAGTTCATGAGAGTATGGTTAGAAGATAATGTACCTAATACCTTAATGGAAGGTGTTAAAAAATCTAAAGGTCAATACACTGAAGATAAGCAAGTTGAAAATATCAAACGTGTATATGGTAATCTAATTGCTAATAGAAGAAGTGAGTTTGAAGCACTTATTGATATAACTAAAGAAAAAGAAAAAGAAAACAAAGATGAAAAATAAAAATGATATCACAGTAATCACGCCTCTTTATAATGTGGACGAGACTTTACTTAATAATGCTATCAAGTCGATAGCAATGCAAGAAACAAAACCAGATACGGTAATGTTTGTTGTTGGTACCGATAAAGACCATGGTGTTTTATCTGATTTAATGAAAAATTACGATTTGAATTTTGATGTTATTAAACATGACAAATCAACTGATTTTCAAGCTCAAATGAATCTAGGTGTTGAAAATTGCAAAAGTAAATGGTTTATCTTTTTAGAGCAAGACGATGAGTTAAGTGGAAAATGGGTAAGTAACGTTGTGAAGTATAGAGAAGTTTATACTGACACTCAAATATTTCTACCAATAATATTAGACGTGGACCCTCAAAGCAATTTTATTGGGTTCACTAACGAAGCTGTATGGGCATCTCAATTCTCAGATGAAATGGGTGTGTTGGATAATGCTGCACTATTGAGGTATCAAAATTTTAATATGGATGGAATGGCCATGTTAAAAGAAGCATATCAAGAATTCGGTGGACTTAAAGAAAGCATGAAATTGAGTTTTATAAGTGAATTCCTATTAAGGTTTACATTCAATTCATGTAAAGTGATGATTATCCCTAAATTAGGGTATAAACATCTAAATGACAGAGAAGGTAGCTTATTTAACTCTTATAAAAAAGAGTTAACGCCAGATGAATCAAGATGGTGGTTATCTTTGGCTAAGAAGGAATATTTCCACGTCAATGACAGAAATATCCTTTATGAAAAAACAGAAAAATCTTAATGGCAAAAAAAAGAGGACGTAAAAGAATCAAAGGTTTATATTTTGGCCCTGAAGAAGAGGAAGCCGTTGTTAGGTTTTTGAATGAAGAAGACCCTATTAAAAGAGATAAAATTTATAATAAGCACTTAAGAGCTGCTTTTAATACAATGATTGAGTCTATTATTAGACGTTATAAATTATATAGGAAAACTTATACTTTTGAAAACCTACATGGTGACACACTCTCTTACCTTATGTTAAAAGCTGATAAATTTAAACCAGAAAAAGGTAAAAGAGCTTACTCGTATTACGGAACTATATGTAAAAACTATATATTAGGATTATTGATTAAAGATGAGAAGAATATGAGGCAGACGCTGGAGTTCACGTCATCAATTAATAAGGTGCATGAAAAGGACGAGTTTATTTACCATTTATCGGATACCGATTATATGCTAAGCGACTTAATAGATACCATGTGCGATGAGATTAAAAGTGAGTTAAACGGCGAAGATGAGGGTAAAAAGAAATTAACAGAGAATGAACGTAAAGTAGGCGAAGCTCTAATTTCTATTTTAGGAAACTGGGAAACTTTATTTGAGTCACTAAGTGGCGGTTCCAAATTCAATAAGAATAGCATACTTAGTACAATTAGAGAATACACAGGGTTAGTAACTAAAGACATTAGGATTGCTATGCGGAGATATAAGACAATATATGAGCTAACTAAAGCTGATAAAATAAATAAGGGTTTTTTATAATTATTATCTTTTTTTTTTTAGGTATTTAATAAAAATAAAGTTTTTATCTATTTATAAATAAACACATGTATTATTAATGCTTTAAGTAATTTACAACCATTGTGGGCAACTACAAGGGAAATTAATGGTATGATATATGAAGGTAACCTAAATAAGTATAACAAATATTAAAAATATAAGATTTTGCCTAGAAGTAAAAAACAAGAAATAAAAATAAATGATAACAGTTCTCTTCAAGGATTGTTACAAGAAGTCTACAATAACGCTTGTAATCAAATAACTGACGCTCAAAAGGTCGTTAATGAAATTGGTGTTGGTTCGGTACCTGAAGATGTAGATGATTGGGCTAAAGTAGCCAAAGCTAAAACTGATGCTTTAAAGGTTAAAGATTCTGCAATAAAAACTAAATTAGATGTAGGTAGACTTCAAAGTGATATTATTAAATTTAGTGGTGAAATTAAAACCGCCTTAGATAATAATCCAGAAGTAGTATCTAACGATAGTTTTGCTAAGATTAGAGAAATGATTAACGAGTCTAAAAGTAAAGAATAAGATTTAATGAATGTTACTAGAGAAAAATCTGACATATTTGCTCAAATAGCGGCTTTAAGGGTATCTTCAGAAGGTTACCCTAAATTCTCTAATACAAATTCTATTGACTCAATTTCACAGGAAACTAACAGTTTAGATTTCTTATTAGACTTAACTAAGTCGTTAATAGGTTTTGAGCCTTTAAAGGAAGGCCTTATAGACGTTTTAACCCATAACCTAGAAGATATAGAGTTAGATGTTAAAAAAGCCCTTAAGGAGGCTTTAAAATCGCTCGTTAGTTGTAGTATTAACCCTTCATTACCAGATTCGTTTGTTCAGGATGGAATTACTTTGGAAATCGATAGAGTAGATTTACTAGATAAGTTTAAGGTGAACCCAAATTCAGGGGCTGGTAAATTGCTTTACAATGATGTAAACTCTGGGACCAACAGCACTGACTTCAATACTTTCTTATACGAAGTAATACAAGACAACGGTGGTACTAGTTCTTGGGGGAATCAGACTTTAGGTGAAGATATACTAAACATCAGATTCACACAAAATGCAACCACATCTAACGGTAATAATAATACCTTAAACATTAAACCTAGTTCAAATTATGAGGATAGTAAGTTGACCGACATAAATAACGACTATATCGACAGCATCAAACTATTTGAGACTAATAAATTAATAAACTCAGTTATAGAGTCTTTATTTGGTAGCATTAGTCTGAACACTTCTAAAAATAAAAACACTATTGAGAATGAAATTAAAATTCAGGAGATAATAGATAGAGTTATTAACCTAGATGAAGAGGAAATAGTAGATAATAGTTTTTTTCAGTTTAGTAATGAAGAACTATCAAACATTGAGAGCAAGGCTGAAATGAAAAGGAAAGGTAAAAGACTTATAACTACATGCGATAACGTAGAGTCTGAAATATCATTCGAGTCAATAAAGTCTTTAGATAGTGAACTAGATGAATTCAATACTCAGACTGTAACACCTCAATTAATTGAAAGAAAGACTAGGGTTGTTAGAAATGCATTAGATTCTCTGGCCGAAGAGTCAGCAAGTAATGTCGACAGTAGAGATAGGTATAACGTTAAGGTCAATCTTATTGAAGAGATGTTAAGGAATATAATGAATTCTATCGTAGGTGTTATATTATCACCTAAACTAATAGGTATATTAGCTTTAAATCATTTAATTGTTTACGGAGAAACATTTAAAGATATAGAGGAATTCATGATTAAAAATAAAAGTTTACTAACTTCAGTGTTAAGAACAATTCGTGATTCAGTGGTGTCAATATTACTGGAAAGGGTTTTAAAAGAAATTAAAACTCTAGTAGCGGATAATATAATAAGAACTCAAGTAGAAAGAGTTAAGTATAGTCAGGCACAACTAAGCAGCTTGGTTGGTGTAGATACTGAGATACTTAGAAATATATCTGGATTAACATAAAATAATATGGCAAATAAAAGCTCAATGACAAAAGTTATTGAAAGTCTTAAAGCCGCTTTCAACGCAACTAGAAAACCAATAGAACCATTACCACCTCAATTGTTAGTTGTTGGCGCTAACCTAAGGCCAGGTTTAAGTCCACGTAAAATAACATCTAATGTTATATCTAGGCAATCTGAAGCTGGCGCTCCGTCTGGTGATATATTTTCAGAAAATGGTAATGTAATGGAATCTATGACATCTATAATGGTTGAAGAAATTGTTAATGCGTTAGTTTTAGACGCCAAAATAGAAATAGCTGTACCACCTGGTGTTCAAGTAACAACAACTGGTGTCGGTAATTTAGGTGGTCCAATAATTAGCCAAGGAGTTACAACAAATATTGCTTCTGGTAACGGTGTAATTAGATAGTATGGTATATAAATGGGAACATAAAAGTAATAATGAGATAAGGTCAGCTCAAATTGAGATGCATCAGGAATATGAGGCTATTAAATTAGAAATTGCTAGTCTTGCCACTAAAATAAACAAACTGAAAGGTAAGTTAGATGACATGGACGCTGAATATTTAACATCTAAAAAAGTGTTGGATGAAAGATTAAAATTTTAAAGTATGAGTAAGTTTGCTTTTGGTGGTAGTAGTATATACAATAAGGGTGCTAGAGAACGTCTAGAGACCACTGTATTTTATTATGGTAAAGTTGTATCAAATGAAGATAATCTTGGCGCTAATAGGATAAAAGCTAGGATTACTGGTATTGATGATAGTGTTACTAGAGATAATATTCCATTCGCTTTCCCTATGGTACAGAAATTTTTACATGTCATACCTAAAGTGGGTGAAAGTGTGTTAGTTTTTATACCAGACGTTAAGAATCCTAACATTGATAGAATGTACATGGGACCAATCATATCCCAACCTCAACTACTGTTCAAAGATAGTGAATTATTCTCATCAAAATCAGCTTTAGATAGTGGTGTGAAAGAACCACAACCAGCACCATTTACAATACCTGAAAATAGGGGTGTTTATCCAGACTTAAAAGACATTGCATTACAAGGTAGGGACAACACTGACATTAGGTTAAAAGAAAAAGAGGTATTAATTAGAGCAGGGCAGTTTGAGTCTGACACACCCAAGGGTGAAATACCTAAATTCAACAAGGTAAACCCTTCTTACATACAAATAAAGCACGATGCTACCTTAAAAAGAGGTACACAGAATACAGAAACCGAAATAGGTGGTGCTATTAATGTTGTTAGTAATAAAATTAACCTACTAACACATAAGAATGGAAGTCCTAGATTTGCTTTAAATGACCAAAACAATATGATATCTGATGAAGAGTTGCAGAGAATTGTTAAAGATGCACATCCTTTGGTATATGGTGACAACTTAATCGAATTCTTAAAAGTTTTAATAAATGCATTCGTAAATCACGTACACACATACCCAGGTATGAAACCACAAGATTTATCAGGTTCAAACGACATAGATAATTTATTAGAGTTCAACCTTGAGTCCTTCTTATCTAAAAATATAAAAATTAACTAAATAAATAGATATTTATTAATAAAGATTAATATGGTAATCAGGACTTACTTTGATAGAAACAACACAATTATATATAATAGAACCGAAAATACAGGTAAAAACCCTGTAGCTGAAATGTTTTATGGCGGTAACGTTGAAAAGGACGAACCATTCTTTAGCAGATATTTATTCCAATTTGACGTACAACGTATAATAGACTTAAGGACCAAAGGTTTATACCCTGATATATCTAAATTAAAACATACTCTAAAAATGACTAACACCAGTACGTTTGATACCTCACTATTAGGTGGTCAAACTGCTGACGGTAAAGATAGAGCTTCATCTTTCGACTTGAATTTATTTGAAATCAATCAAGAATGGGATGAGGGTGTTGGTTATGACTTTGCTGGTCAAAAATACTTTACATCCAGTGATAGTACGGTGACAAGTACAGAACCATCTAATTGGTTACAACCTAGAAATGGTGATACTTGGGATAATGGTAATGGTGTCTTTAGTGGATGGACCAGTGGCACTACTCTAGCGACGCAAAGTTTTGAGGATGGTAATGAAAACCTAGAGATTGATGTTACTGATATTGTTAATGGTTATTTAACTGGTAATACAAATAATGGTTTAGGTTTAGCTTTTGATGAGTCATTAGAAAATACAATTAGAGAAGAATTACAGTACGTAGGTTTCTTTACAAGACATACACAAACTTTTTATGAACCATACGTTGAAACTAGATATGAAAATTCAATACAAGATGACAGAGCTGACTTTTATTTAGATAAACCAAATAAACTTTACCTATATGTTAATCTAAGAGGTATACCAACAGACGTAGACTCAATGTCTGGTATGAGCGTTACAATATTAGATAATTTAGGTGAGACATTTTCAGCCTTTACTTCTTCAGACATAACTCATGAAGACATAGGAGTGTATTCAATAGAACTAACCGTACCTACTACAGAAATAGGTTGTGTTTTATATGAAGATATTTGGGAAGGAATTACTGTAAACGGTATAACTAGACCACCTATTGAATTAGAGTTCGAATTAAAAGACTCTAATGAATACTATAGCATTGGTAGTGACAACTCAACACCTAAGAATTACAAATTTAATGTATCAGGTATTAAAGATTCAGAAAAAATAAAACGTGGTGATATTAGGAAAGTGAGGGTTATGGCTAAAGTACCTTATACTACTAATGACCAAGAAGTGTTATCATCTATTGAATATAGACTATATACAAGAGAGGGTCAGGCCGAATACACGGTAATTGATTACACACCAGTTAATAGGGCGTTTAATTACAATTACTTCCTACTTGATACTCAGAGTTTATTACCTACTAGGTATCATTTAGATGTTAAAGTTACGTCAAATTCTGAAGTGAGGACAATGCAAAACATTATTAGTTTTGATATCACAAGTCAAGTTGACCAAAGAAAGGGTTAATTTCTGCATTTTATTTGATGCCATTGGTGAATCATTTGATTTGGTAGGTAAGAAGCAAGACGGGGTTTTTGTTAACATCTTAACTGATGGTGACGAGAATGACTCTAAGAAATACAGCGTTGAGGACGTTGAGGAGTTGTTCAGTGAAGCGGAAGATAGTAACTGGGGTGTTACCTTCATGGGTACAACAAAAGACGCTGTAGAGTCCGCTAAGTCTTGGGGAATTAAGGCTGGTAATACCATGCAATACAGTAACGATGTAATGGGAACTAGAAGCGCTAACAATACCAGACTTAAATCTAAGCAAATGTATTTTGCAACGGCAATGAATTCAACAGATATGTCAAATGTAAATACGGACAATTTGGTTGATGATGAGTAGTCATTAAAGTATGTAATTAAGATAAAAAGGGAGGGACTTGCGTTTCTCCTTTTTTTTATGTATTTTTGTGAGAGTAATAAATTTAATTATGAAGATAAAGAAAATGTCATTGGATGAATTAAACACTGAACTAAATAGGGCTAAATTCTGGGTTGAGACCAACCCTGTTGTTAAGTCTTTGGATTTGATTAATAAAATGGAAAATAAAAAACTAGAATTAACTAATAAAAACTTGCGTAACTAAAAGATTATTTTTATATTTGTAACCTAATAAATATATGAGCAAAGTAACACGTAAACAAAGAGTTTTAGATGCAATGAGAAATCATTCATCAAAGTCGATTACTTCATGGTATGCGATTAATCACTTAGGTAACACTAGGTTGGTGGCTACCATATTCGAACTGAAGAAAGACGGACATGAAATTAAAACCGTTACTGAAAAAGGAGTGAACAGATTTGGTGATAAAATTAAATTTGCTAGATATATATTAATTAAAGAAAACAAATAAATATGAAAAAATTACTAATTACAATTATGGTGTTATTACCATTGTCAGTACTGTCATTTAATCAATCAGAAGAGACCAATACATCAAATGATGTAAGCGTCTCAGAAAGTACATCCAGCGGTGGTGAAATTCTTAAAATATCCAAACCTTACATTGAAAAATTAATGAGGTCTGCTGAAAAGGGTGTTGATTTTGTAGTTGAAGAAACTCCTGTTGTCATTAAACAATATCTATATTTTGAAGCCATTATTTACTGGTTATTGATATTATTTGCAATATCACTCATGACTATTATAAGATATGGTGTTAAAACCATTTTTTATGTCAAATCAAAAGATAAACCAACATCTGATAAAAGACATGTAGATTATAGATACGTTAGTCGAGATAATTGGTTAAGGTATGATGCAGATGATAATGACTTTACCTACGAGCAAGTCTTAACGTTAATAATTGACATCTTGTTTACACTAATCGGTATTATCATCATACTGGTTAATATATCTGATGCGATTAAAGTCACTTTTTTCCCAAAATTATATTTGTTTGAACAATTCGTACACCTAATAAGATAGGTATGAAATTAATATACGCTATAGTATTAACAGCGTTATGTTTATTAATGATAGCCATTCTACCTGAAGGAGCTAGAGAACCTAGTAGATTTGCTCTAATAATGTTCACCTTACTTATTATACGATATGAAATATACGAAAATAATAAAAACAATTAACTATGGATAAGTTTGATGCTAAAATAAAGAAAAGTTTTGAAACTGATATAAGGAATAAATTGTTAATGAGAGGATTTGACAATGAAACCTTAATAAATAATAGAGGGTTAATAGGTGCCACTATCGATGAGGTAATTTTAAAAGTAGTTAAAGGGTATTAGTTTATGACAATAAAAAAGGCCTAGATTAAATCTAGGCCTTTTTACTATCATTACGTTTTTAAGATATTATCTTAATTCGTTCGGGTTAAATGTTGTTAATCCATCAACTCTAACAGCTCCGTAGAATCTGTTGTTTACCACTTTCTTAGCATAACGTGTCATTATACCTTTAACTGGTGCAAAGTTGAATGGGTTATACATTGTAGGTGTTAGTTGCATTGGCACGTATGGTGCGTAAATGTAACCAGTATCTAATAAAGACTTACCTTTGTGTCCCATAATCAATGACCATGAAGGTGCATAAGGGTCTCTATATACTTGATATCTACCTGATAATGAACCGATTTTCTCGATACCCATGTTATATTGGTCTTGCTCTGGAGATGCATCACTTACGTGGAAGTACTCTAAATCATCGAATACAGCAGAAATCTCTGAAGAAACTACGATAAAGTTAGCACCACCTCTAAGAGTAGACTTGTGGATTTGTGCTGAAATTTGGTTAACTTTAGTAATTAAAGTTTGATTCCAGTCTTTTTGAGTATAAGCATTGGCTGCCAATGAAGCTTTTCTCCATCCGTTCCAATCCCATCTTAGTTGCCATGCAGCAGCTTTTCTTAAGTCTCTTAAGATTTCCCTGTCAATTTCAGCAGCAACTTGCTCAGAAAGCATTGCAGTTAATTCAGCTTCAGCATCAATGTTGTGGAATGCACTAACATCTTGCGCTAATTCTGGAGACCATGTAGCTCTCAATTTTCTTTCTTCAACAGAAACAACAACTTCGTCTAATTTGAAAGATACTTCTCCCATTTCAGTTTCAAGTTCTAATGGAGCATATTCTGCCCATGATACTGCAAAGTCATTAGAAGTTAATCCAGTTACATCCGCATCCGATTCAACACCTACATAACCATCGTATGTTGACGTTCCGTTAGCTTCTACTGGGTGAGTTAAATCTAATTCTAAGTAGATAACACCAGCGTCATCACACACATCATTATACTCAACAATACCTTTACCGTATTTTTGAGTTACTAATCTGAAAGGAATTTCTTCCCCTTGACCAAAAATTACATTACCATCTTGGTCATCTAAATCAAGAGACGTGTTGTTAGTAACTTTTAAAGATGCCATGAAAGATTCAGTGTCCATTGGGTTACCATCTGGTCCAGTTAATCTTCCTTTGTTCTCTGAACTAAATCCAGAAACTTGAACAATGACATTCCTTAAGGAACCATCAGTTCCAGTTGGAAGTTCAGCTAAATTACTTGCAGCTTCAAACTTACCGCTTTCATTTAACGTTACTAGGTTAAGAGAACCTGTTTGAATTGTTATTTCACCTTTTGATGCATCAAATAATCCATCATTGTAATAAAGGTCATATAGGTTTTTCTCTTGGTATTTTGTTGGAGTATATCCATCAACACCTTTTACAACTGGTAAACCATCTGAACCCATTGAAGTGTGAGCAGAGAATTCAGGACCGTCTTTGTAAGGGTCACCGTAGCTACCACTAGCAGAGTCATATCTAGATGATGTTTGTGGTACAAAGAAGAATAATTTACCAATTGGCATATTCATAGCTTGTACAGATACAATATCATTAGCTAATAACTTTGAGAATACTCTTCTTACGATAGGGAACACAACAGTTTCGAATGAACCTGAACTTCCTCCAGCGTCAGTAGACTCGTTTAACAAGTGAGAAGCTTCGTTTTCATATAACTGAGCGATGTTCTCTTTAACGTGACCTTTAAGACCATCTAAGAATCCTAAAGAATTCCATTTGTTGATAGTGTTTTCACGAATTGTTTTCATGTGGTTAAGACCTACATTACCAACTTTACCTGAGGTTAAAAAATTTGACATAATTTATTTATTTAATTTTAATTTACTTTATTATTTATTTGTTCTTTTCATTAAGTCAAGAACTCTTTTTTGTGCTGGGTCAACATAAGCTGTCGTCTCATTTAATTGATTTGACTGACTTGTACTTTTCTCAGAACCTAATTTATTTTCAATTGACTCTGTGATAGGAGTTTTTTCACCTAATTGAGAGCTTATTGATTTATACAA